CTAGATGTTGATGACCAAACTAGTCCTATTACCTTTTACAAAAATGGTTCGAATTTAAACCAATTGGGTAATCCTTCTATTATTGAACTGCCTTTCACTGATGGGTTTCGTTACAATGAGTTTAATTCGCATAAGTGGACGTATTATCCCAAAAAGAATGATTTGATTATTTTCCCTTCTTATCTAAATCATGAGATGACAGAAAATAAATCTATCATAACAAGGTATTCACTAGCATTTAATATATTTCCTTATGGGAATTTGGGTAAAGATCGAGAAGATGAACTGGAGTTAAAATGAAAGAATTTTGTGTTAACTGTGCTGAAAAAGAAGCACAACTGGAAATTGTTATGAAGAAATTCCACGATGAAATTGATGTTCTAAAGAAACGCATTGAGAAATTAGAAGGTGAAAATGAGGCACTAATTATGGATGTTGCATTTTATGGTGGTAATATGGTAAACTTGTCTTGCAATGATAAATAAGGTAAAATTATGACAGACTTACAGATCAAATATCGAGATCAACAACTGCAACTTATGAAGTTGGACAAATTCTTCACTATGTTCTTGGACAAATTTTCCAGCAAAATGTCTCCAGAAAACACCAATACGCCAGTTTGGAAATTGTACAACGAAAAGACGAAAGAATATAATGAACTTTGCCGAGACATTCGAATCACAGAGTATTACATTAAACGAGAAGCCAATGTTTAAAACAGCCAACGAATTTTCTTTACATATTGAAGAAATTGTACGTGATCGAAAGATAACCTACATGGATGCTGTTCTTGAATACTGCAAAGAAAATTACTTGGAACCAGATGATATTGCAAGTCTGATAAATAAATCTCTAAAAGATAAAATTGAGATGGACTTTCGTGAATTGAACTATCTACCAAAACAAGCAAAATTAGATGTTTAAGTTTCATTCTCACTTTTGGTTGATCATACCTGTGGTGGTTTATCTAATTATTATGGGTTCTCTTTTCTACACTGTTGCAAATCAAGAGAAAAGAACTATTCGAATCGACTGTACATGGTCAGAAATATCACCAGATTTTACACCTGAGATAAGAGAACTGTGTAGGAAAGCACGAAGTGGACGGATTTAAAGCATACCGTTATTACCTAGCAATTAAACTTCATTTTACCACTGAAAAATTTAATGTCTTCGAAAATCGAGGAAATGTTAAAGGTACACGTGAAGCATTTAACGCTAGAAATGACAGATATATATTTGAGAAACTCGCTAATAAGTATAGTGAGGACAGGGAGATAATTCAGTTTTTTGTCGCTAACTTTGCATATGGTAATGAAACTGCAATTTATGCAGGACAAGAGGCTGAAGATAATCTAACTGAATGGACCAAAAGAAAGCAATCAATCACTCAAAAATTTATTGACGATCTTGCAATCATACTAACACATATTGAAGTTAACAAGTTACCAACTGCATCAATTTTTAATTTTATAGATTCTGCCTATCCAGTACTACTTGAGTTGTTTATTGGTGGTAAAATCTCGATTGAAACCCTTAGAATCATAGATGACATACATCCAATACTCGAAAAATGGCAAGAAAACAATTCTATCAAATACATTTGGAATCAAGAAATGTTGCGAATAAAAAAGTTGACTGGTTTTGTTAAATACGATAGAATAAAAGTAGAAAAGATTTTTAGTCACTTCTTGGAAGAATTCGAGAATTAAATCATGGGCAAGACATATTACAAATCATCAAAGGGTTTTGATGATGGGTTTTCTGGTGGTCGTTCGGGGAAACCTGCCAGACATTCTAACAATCGAAAGAGTGGTGGAATGAGAACGATAAATAGTTATGTTGAAGATGATTATGATTTAAACGATGAAGACTTTGATGATCAAGTTGATTTAAATGATGATATACAAATCGACCATACTAAAGATAAACCGTAAATATAAGGAAATACTAAAATGGATATTCAGACACTACGTAAAATGCGCAATCAAGACTTCGGCACAATCGCTGGAGCATTCGACAAGATTGCTAATCCCTCTACTGAAAAGAAGTCATACGATGATAATCGTTTCTGGCGACTTGAAGGTGACAAAGCTGGCAATGGCACAGCAACTCTCCGATTCCTACCACGTGTTGAAGGCGATGAACTCCCATGGGTTCGTATCTTCTCTCACGGATTCCAAGGTCCAACTGGCAAGTGGTACATCGAAAATTCCCTAACTACTCTTGGTGAGAACGATCCTGTTGGTGAGTTGAACACCCAACTTTGGAACTCTGGTTCTGAAGCCAACAAAGAGATTGCACGTAAGCAGAAACGCAAGTTGAGTTTCACTGCAAACGTGTTGGTAGTCTCTGACCCTAAGCATCCAGAGAACGAAGGCAAGGTATTCTTGTTTAAGTTTGGTAAGAAAATCTTTGATAAGATTATGGACAAAGCACGTCCTACATTCGAGGATGAGAAACCTGTGAATGTGTTTGATTTCTGGGAAGGTGCAAACTTCAAGTTGCGTATGCGTAAGAAAGATGGTTACGCTAACTATGATGAGTCTGCATTTATGGAGCCATCACCAATTGGCACTGATGAGGAGATCGTTAAGATCGCCAGCCAACAGTATAAATTGGCTGAATTCCTAGATCGCAAAAACTTCAAGTCATATGATGAGTTGAAGAAGAAATTGAATGATGTTCTTTCTGGTGATACATTCGCTAGCAAGTCTGCTGCTCAGATGTCTGAAGAGGAAGATCGTCCTGTTGCTTCTGCACCAAAGATGGCTTCTAAGCCAGCACCTGTTGCGAAGTCAATGGATGACGATGAAGATGTAATGTCTTACTTCCAGAAGATTGCTG